TTTAATTCAAAGTAATCCTGCATCTGCTGATATTGTTAAAGCACAGGCTCAAACTGACGCAATTAGAAAATGGTTTAGTGATCGTTATCAAAAATTAAAAACATTAATAGATTCTGGTGAATTAGATCAAGCAAAAAAAGTAGCTAATGAAATATTAGCTGCCAAAGAACAAGCCTCTTCTGATTTAGAAGACATACTAAAATTACTCAAAGAAGCTGGACAGCCCACTTCTATAGCTTCTGGGGGAGTCGGTGCTTCTGTTCAGTCTGCAAAAGGATACTTAAGTAGTACAGGAAAAAAAGTTCAGACTGCTCAAGAAACAATTGGTATAAAAGAATTATCTCCTATTAAATCAGGACTAATTCAACAAATTCAGGAAACTGGTGTCGATACTACTACAGTAGGCTTTAAAACTCTATTCGCAAAGGCTATAGAACAATCGGCAAAATCAATAGCTTCTGGTGGGAATAAAGAGTTAATAGAGGCTAACTTAGAGAAACTAATCTTAAGCTTAAATCCTGTTTTAGCAAATAAAAATAAGACTAAAGGACTTGGCTCTGACATTATAGAAGGGATAAAAATAGGAATTAAAAGCGAGTCTGGTGATTTAAATGCAGAAATGCGGGAAATTGCTTTAACCTTACCGAAAACAATTAGAGATGCACTTGAGATTCAATCTCCATCAAAAGTTATGATGCGAATTGGTCGTGACATCAAAAGAGGTTTAATACTAGGACTAGATGGAATAAAAACTGAATTAAAATTTAAGGAGATAGAGATAAAAGATTTTGTCGGGAAAGTAAAATCTTTAGACCGTGAATCTTTAAAAACTAATGTCCAAAAAGCAGGAAAAAGAATTTTTAATGCACTTCCTAGTAATGCAAGAAATGAAGTAAAGTTTAGACAATGGGAGATGGAAGAATCTGCTAAACAAATGCAACCCCTAAACCGTGAAACAATAAAAACAAATATTAAACAGGTAGGGAGAAAAGTTTTTAATATTGGAGGGATTCTTGATAAAATTGATGATTTTAAAAGTAAAAATAAGTTAGAGCAATTAAGCACCATTGCTGATAAAGTTGAAAGATCACTTGATAAATTACCAGAACCAATTAAGAAAGTTGCTGGACTAATAAGAAACGCAATATTAGGTATAGTTGGTTTTAACGTTCTTGAATCAACTATTGGTTTATTAAATAAATTTGGAAAAGAAGCTTTTCAAACAGCAATTGAAGCAGAGCGGTTAGAAATGGCTTTATCCTTAACCACAGGCGACGCTGAGTCTGCTTTATCTAGGCTAAAAGTACAAGCAGATAAACTTGGAATATCTTTTTTGTCTTCTGCCAAAAACTATCAGCAGTTTAGTGCTGCTGTAATGAACACTTCACTAGAGTTTCAAAAAGATAAAATTTTTGAAGGAATAACATTAGGATTGGCTACTAGAGGTGCTAATTCTCAACAGCAAGACAGAGCTTTACTAGCTATTACTCAAATAGCTAGTAAAGGTCGTGTTTCAATGGAAGAACTTAACTCTCAGTTAGGTGAAGCAATGCCAGGCGCGTTACAGATTGGCTCTAGAGCTTATGGTGTAACGTCTCAAGAATTTATTAAATTAATTGAGTCTGGATCAGTAGCATCAGATGAATTTTTGTCGAAATTTGCAACTCAAACTACTTTAGAATCAGCAGGAGGGATTAATGTAATTAATGACACGGCTTTTGCCCAAGTTGCAAAACTTGAAAATCAATTAAACTTGCTTCGCGTAGAAATGGGAAAACCTTTATTAGAAGTGGCTAAATTAGGGATACCTACAGTTATCAGTGGACTTAGGACTTTAGAGGATCATGGAGATAAAATTGTAGCTACTTTTGTTTCGATGGGGATTGTCGTATCGGGTGTATTTGTTCAAATGTTACACAGGCTTGGTCTTTTAAAGTTAGGGCTAAAAGCACTAGGAGTTACCGCAGCATCTACAAAAGCATCAATTGCACAAATAGGTATAGGTTTTGTTAAAGGGCTAGGATGGACTGCTTTAGTCTTTGGTGTAATGGAAGCTTTTAAAGGGCTTTATCAATACATCAACGCAGGCTCCGAAGAGTCTAAACGATCCCTTAAATCAACTCAAGAATCGTTACAAGAATTGAGACGATTACTAGAAAAACCTTTACCTACACCTAAAGCTTCTACTGTTATAACTGATAGTGCAACCGCAATTCAGCAATTTAAAAACAACAGAGAAAGAGATAAAAGTTTAGAGTTTACTGCGGGGGGACTAAGTGATACAACACAAATCTTAAAATTATCAACTGACACATTTAGTGATACAAAGATTACCGAATTTACGGGTAAACTTGACACATTGCGGCAAAAAGCGAAAGACCTCAAGATAGATGAAATCATAGCTAGTGGAGATGCTGACGTTAAAAAAGCTACATCTGTTCGTCAAGAAATTGCGAAAGTAAACCAAGAAATACAAGCTTTAACGGAAAAATACTTTCCTCAAATTGGGCTTATTGTTAATGAGATAGCATCTACAGAAGAAAGAATTACAGCAATTAAAAAAGTTTTAGATGATCCAGAGTCTTCTAATTCCCAAAAAGATAATGCTAGTATCCAGCTAGAAATTACTGAAGTTCAACTTAGAAAATTAAAAGAATCGCAAGAAAAATATAACGAAGCAGTCAAAGAGAATTTAGTCAACTATCAACGATTAACAGAACAAATAAATAAAGTAGCAAGAGCTTTATCTAATATTGAATTTGTCTCTAGTGGTCGAACTATTTTGTCTGAAACAGATATTAAACGACAAGTTTTATCTGGGAACCTGAAGCCGTTTGAAATAGACTTGACCGTTAGAGAACAGAGCCTATCTATTGTCAAGGATCAGTTTAATTCGCTTAATGGATTACTGGCAACTAAAGAAAAAGAATTACAAAACACTCTAACAGATCAGATTAATCAGCGAATAACTGAGTTAATGCCTGAATTAAATGGAATAGATTTTAGAACGGCATTACAGCAGGGAAGTGTGTCACCAGAAGCTATAGGTGATCGGTTACAACAGTTGGGAGATCAAGCGCCTTTTGAATTAAAACAGGTATTAGAAACAGCCAAACAGCAAGCATCTATTAGACGACAAACTTTAACTATTGATAAATCAATTGTTGATACAGAACTAGAAATTGCTAACGCTAGACGAGAGCGCGCAAGAAATGCCAGACAAGCATCAATAGTCGGTGCCAATGTCAACGAGAGAATTGCTACTTTAAGGCAATTACCCTTTGGGGGGCCAGCCGCTTCCTATCAAGATGCCTTATCAGAAGTTCGCAACCAAGAGAGATTATTAGGAGAGGCTTATCGTCGATTAGAAAGTGCGTCAGACGACCCTAATGTGATTCAGCAAGAGGTTGATAATACCCGATTAGCCCTAGAACAAGCCCGCGCTAACCTATTACAGCAACAAACATCACTACAAGACTACTACCGCAACCTTGACCGTCAGATAATCGACTTTAATCGTCAGATTGAGGATTACAGAAGACAGATTGAAGACGCTCAACTGTCAGCATTTAAAGAGAATCGTTCCCTATCTGAAAGTTACAGTGATTTAGTCAGGGAACTTGATAGGAACCTCTTAAATGCCCAAAATCAACTATTAGATACAACCGATAGAATCAGGGTACAGCAACTCAAAAACCGTTTATTAATACCTGGTACAAGCGACGCTGGTAAAGAATTAGGTGACATTTTCCTAGAATTTGTACAGGGACAAGCTGATATTGCTAGTCGCGGACGCACATTCCAATCCCGAACCGAGGAGATAGAAACTTCCTATATCTCTACTCTAAGAAATATCCGTAACTTACAAGAGCAACAGCAAGACGCTGAAAGAAATAGACTAAGAACGATTGAGGATATTAAACAAACCCAGGAAGACCTCAATCGCACTCTAGCTGATTTAATCCGACAAACCAATAAAGAATTAGGCTTTATTCCTCAATCAATCAAGGATATTGTCACAAGTCTTAATACACTTCCAGAGCCAATTAAATTAATCAATTCTGAGTTAATAGCTATTCCCCCAAATATCAAGACTTCTGGAGAAGACTTAGTAAAAAGTATAGAAGAAACTGCGGAGGCAATTAGAAAAGCTAAGGAAGGTTTGATACTACCAGCACCTAGTAATTTCACCCCTGCTCCTGTGTGGAATGGGGGAGGGTTTTTACCGCCGCCACCGCCACAGTCGTCTTCAATTCCCAAAGGGTTAACACCACGCGGTCAAGAATTATCTCAGCATTTAAACAATCCTCGCGTCAAAGCCTTTCTTGATGTTATTGCTTACGCAGAAGGTACTGCCAAGATGCCAAATCAGGGATATAACACCCTTTTTGGACATGGACAATTTAGTTCTTTTGCAGACCATCCACGCCAAAGAATTCCGTTTGGATCAACCAGTTCATCGGCATCTGGAAGATACCAGATCATGGATTTTACATGGAATGAAGAAAAAGCAAAATTAGGATTAAAAGATTTTTCTCCTGTCTCTCAAGATTTAGTCGCATTAAGCCGTATTCTAATGAGAGGTGGACTAGACGAGCTTCTTAAGGGAGATATTCGTGGGGCAATTAATGCAACCCGCAAAGAATGGGCATCTTTCCCAGGGGCTAATTACCCAGG